AAAAACCGTCAGCGTTGTAAGAATGTCAATGAAAGCCTTGTCATTCGGAGCTTGAGCGCCGATTGGCTGTGTGACGAATATGAGAGCGTAAAGCATTCCCAAGACTGAGAGTGCAAAGACCATGGCAAGACAGACACCGATGAAAACCACGAGTCTTGCCTTGAGCTGTTCATTTGTTAGACGTTTGGTTGGTCTTTGGCTCATTGAAATTTTCTCCAAGTATGTCCGAAGTACAGATTCCCTGAACTTTACATTGTGGCGGATTGCATTCAGCGTCTTTCCAGTTTTCGAAAAGCTGGCATTCATATCTTGTCCATCCCTGATATTGACCGCACCCAGATAGCCCTAATCCAATGGAGATGATTAAAGCTACCTGGACCGGTATTCGGATCACTTCCCTTTTGATCCAAATGATGCATCTTTAGGATTTAGCCATCGCAAAATAACTGGCGCAAGAGCGGCAACGCCGCCCAATGCTAAAGTCTTTGGATCGCTGATTCCCGCCATATACATTGCCAGCGCTGCCGCCAGAAATGATCTTGCCCATGATGCCGCTAGTGCTTTCATTTCTTTCATTTTTTTGCTCCAATCTTCGCGATTGCTGCCTCGACCTTGGATGGTGGAATGGCAACCTCGAAATGCATTTCATCTTTGCGTCTCCAGTTATCAGAGCCACCCCAAGTCAATGAGTATTTTTTTGCCAGAGCTTTAATCATCGGCACCTTTTCCGCAGGGAATGTCCCAGCTTTGCCAAGTGGATGTTTTGTTGCATTGAGATCAATAGCTGTCCCAGATGAATGATTGCTCAATTTGCCCGGTATGCCTCTGACATCGCGAAAAGCGTAGCCCCAGTCATCAAGTCCGCCTTCATCAATCGGCTCAATCAACTCATGAAATTCAACTGCAAAACCGACCAGCAATGGTGCAACGGCTTTGTTGCATGCCAGTTTGACCTTAGTTCCCGGGATCAAGAATGATTCAATATCGATTTCAGCGCGGACTTTACTTGCTGTCCAGCCGTTAGCGGATTGAGTCATTGCAGCAATAAAGCCGCTTCATCGGCTGTAATGCCTAAACGCTCAAATAAAGCAGCCTTAGCCGCTGACTTTGTTTCCGCTTCAGTTGCTTCCGCTGCTTTGATTTTTACAATCTCAGCATCGATCTGGGCTTTAGTAGGTGCATTACCTTCTAAAACATCCCATTTAACAGTTGAATAATCTTCTTCATTAAAAGAAAATTCTGCTTCTGGTCGAAGTGATTTAATTGCCTTAAATAAATAACTCATTATGCACCAATTTCTAAAAGAGTAATTGTAGAGACTGCATTACTAGCTTGCGCTATGGCTTGACCGCTGTTGGCTGTAGTAGTTGTTTTCACCTGTGTTTTGTAAGTCGTGGCAGAAGTGGTAGCAGGTGCGTCAAGATATGTAGCCCCAACGGTGTTGTTATAGTAAGTAGTTGCGCTGCCTGTGCTTAGGTCAGAAGTTGTCGCTAAATCTTGAATTGATGTAGAACCACGCAATAACTGAGCCATTGCGCCTGCGGCAGCGGCGGCGCGTTGAGCAACTAATTGTTGGTTGTAAATTACTAAAACTTTGCTAGTTGCTAAAGTTGGCGTAATTGTTGCAGTTAGAGTGCTGTCTGTGTAAGTGGTGCTAGCGACTATTGTTTGTGTGCTAGTGCTGGCAAAAACTACTTGTAAAACTTTTCCGCCGCCACCTGCTGTAGCCCATTTCAAACCAGTCGCTTCAGCTGAGTCAGCTGTTAAAACTGTGCCATTTGCGCCTACTGCTAAACGGCTAAAAGTGTCTGCGCCTGTGCCGCCAATTAAGTCACCTTTTGCATCGATCGCGGTAGCCATTGAGTTAGTCACGGTGATTGCGCCTGAAGTTCCACCGCCTGAGATGCCTGTTCCAGCTGTAACGGCTGTTATGTCACCGACATCATTTGTGATCCAAGTAAAGTACATGTCGGCACTTGTCGCTTTAGACAAGACTTGCCCTGTTGTACCGCCTAATAAATCAGCCATCGATGTTGCAACGGCTTGACCAAAGACTTCAAAGTCCGCTGGTAAATCCGTGACCAAATCTACGGCTGTCGGCATTTGCCACGAAAATGGCGTTGTTGGATTGCTCATCTTTCCCCCTTAAGCGACCTGCGTCGCGTGTTCCCAGTCTAGCGTTGGAATTACTGTCTGCCACGTTTCGACAATCGGCACGTCGTTCCATCTCATTGCTTGCAATGAGTATGCCAAAGGCGAAAGATTAAGGGTCAAACTAATTTCGTTGTACGCGGCTTTGAATGTCCAGCCCTCAATGAACCCCAGATATGTTCCAGCTGACATATTGAGCGGCAAATCGGCAATGCTGACTGGCATGCCCATGAACACGTTAATTAGTGAATCTCGGTCGAGATTATCGATTTCTGGATTGGTTAGCTGGTAAGTGATTGAGTTAAAGTTAAATTCTGGGAATGCTCTCAGTTCCAAATAGAAATCTGCCTGATCTTGGGCGTCCGCTGAATGCTTGACTGTAGTTGTAAAGATTTGCGCCAATTGCCCATATACGCCCACCGACTGCGAATTGATCGCATCAACCTCGGATGTTGAATTTGTGCCATATTTAAGAGTAATCGTATTTCTGACATCTCCAGCGCGTGATTGAATGCTTAAGCCTGATCCTTGAGCATGATTGGCTGTCAGATCAACGTAGCCATTCGCGGCAAGATAAGTCGTTCGATGTGTTGAGTCCGCGTACGAAATCTGACCTTGGGCGTTTTCGTAAATATAGCCCAAGCCGCTAGTTGCCAAGGCTGAAATTAAAGAATAAACGTCAGTTCGGCTTGACGAACGCTGAGCAAGCTCGTAATTGCCGGGCTGATCGATTTCTCCCAATCCTGTATTTTCAGCATCTTGCCATTGCGTTGCCGGGTCATAGGTTGTCCAAGTCAATGCCTGAGGAACTTCTTGCCAAGTGTTAAAAAGAACTTGACTTAAAATTGTATAAATTTGATCCCCGTCGAAATCTTGTGTCAAGACTCCATCTGTTAGTGCCTTGGGCAGTCTAGCCAAAGCGCCGAGTGCAATGATCTTGATACGTTGCGCGAATGCTACATTGCCAAGCTCGGCAACCGAGATCGTAATATCGACCACCGAGCCGCCAAAGATGGGAACGAATGTAGCTGTCGAATCTTGCAGTTCTACGGTCAAAGAATTGTTGATGTCGATAGCGACGTTTGATTGATCCAAATTAATCAGCTCAAGACTGACATATCCAGCTTGCGCTTGCTCGTAAATATTATTTCGTCCAGATGTGATTGTTAGATTTGCCAAAATTGATGACTGATATTCAACGCCATTAATTGTGACTTTATAGACTGGATTAAATACGGTCATTGTGCCAATTGCAACGCGGTTGCGCCGCCTGTTCCTCTAAAGAATGAGCGATTAAGTACATCGACCACGCTGCGAGCTGCTGCCTCTGGATCGCCGACGATGCCTTGATTGACTGTCAATGTCACACTGGCTGCTGAATCAGATCGTCCGCCAGCCCTTATGAATCCATTTGAACTCGATGAAGCTGCGGCTGTTGATGCACTAGCTGCAACGGCAGCCAATCCGCCAGTTGAAACGGTTGGGACTGTAATCTTTGGAGCTGCTGGCGCTGTAATAGTTGGAGTTTGGCTTCCCAAGACTCCTGAAATGCTGCCGTATGTTCCAGTCGATGTCGTTATCTTGCCAATGGGTTTGATGTCAGCGCCGGGTTTAATTAAGTTCAATCCCTCAATGATTTTGTTTACCGCATCAATTGCAAAGTTTAGAATTGGCTTGATAGCCCCCAGAACCTTTGCAAATACATCGATGACAACATCGGCAACGCTGCCAATTGCATTCAATGCAGTTCCAATGATTTTGCCAATTAAAGGAGCGACCACTTTAACCACGTCATAAAATGCTTCAAAAGATTCTTTGTTGGAAACAATTGCATCTTTGATTTTTGTAAATAACTTAACCAAACCTTCAAAGATTGGCGTGGCAGTTGCCTTAATAACATCGACTGTCTCCTGGATGCGTGTACCCAAGCCACCCGGCTCTTTTGAGCTGACAGCATTGGAAAACTTTTGAACTATTGGCAAAATGTTTGCGGTTATGAAACCGATCAATTTTTCTAAGACTGGCAATAGGGCGAATCCGATTGTTTCGACTCCTTCATCAAATGCCACTTTCAATCGGGCGATTCTGCCTTGGAATGTCTCCGCATTGGCTGAAGCTGCGCCGCCAAATAAATCTGACAATTTGCTTTGAACCTCGGTGAAGCTCATCGCTTTTAATTCGGCTGCTGATAATCCGATGCCTAATTTGCCAAGTGATGTGGCGTTGCCATCGTAGGCTTTGCCCAAAGCATTTGCGACCGAATCTAAACTTTTGCCAGTAGCTTGTGAAATGTCCAGCGATAGATTAAGCAAATCTTGAGCCTTGGTGACATCATTTGTCGAAAGAGACAACCTCTGCAGAGCTGGTCTCAATTTTTCGTCCGCGACCCCGGTCGCCAAAGATGTTTGGAGAATCTGTTTTTCTACCGATGCAATCATTTCATCGGTTGCGCCAGTGGCATTCTTGAGAGCCGTTGCAAGACGTACTTGAGCAGCTTCATCATCGATCGCTGCCTTTACCCCATCAACACCAATCTTGATGGCATAGGCTGCGGCTGCGGCGGCAGCCACCCCAAATGCAACAGCGGCTTTCTTGCCAAAATCGCCGACCTTAGACGCAAAAGTTTCGACCTCTGCTTGGCCGCCTCTAATTCCTTTTTTCAGATCATCAAAATCAGCATCAAAGGTGATTTTGACTTTCGGAATGCCAGCCATCAGTTTAACTTCAAATCTTTAATCAGATTTTGAACAAGTTCAATATATTCTTTGGCAACTATTGGCGTGTAATAATCGACTGCATTATTGATCCAATAGCCAGAACTTTTCCGCGACGCTTTGAATCGATTGCTATATTTTCGCCCAGCTCTATCGACTCCAGAGGATGAACCATATTCTGAACCCCAAAGCAGTGCGCCAGCAGGTGCAGCTTCGCGACCGACTTTGTTCCCTTTGCCGCTCTTACTAGCAGTTCCACCATAGGGACGGCCGACTTTTTTAGGGCCGCCAAGATCAACACGAATGAGTCGATCTCTTGGGGTGAGCATTGATTCAAGTACTAATTTTGTTTGTGGTGTTGGTGAGCTGCCACCAAACTGCGTCAATTGTCCAGCCAATCTTTTTGATAATGGCTGAGCCGCATCTCTGACGCGACCTTGACTTTCTTTGTCTAAAAGATTGAGTGTCGAAATTAAATTTTTTAGCGCAAGCGGTTCAACTTCGATGCGGAACGAGCCTTGGCCTTTTGTCGCCTTAAACGCCATTTCGTTTCTCCAGTATCTCGAGCGCTGTAACTATATCCTCAGCCAGCTCAAATTCTGATCGGCTAAGCCCGGTAGTGATTGCCAAATCCCAAAGGATTCGGTTTATGCTTCCGGGGGCGTAACTTTTGGGGCTATTTCATCACCAACTGTTATTTCGGCAACGGTTTCGCTCCAAATCTCGAAAGACTTAACTGGCTTTCCAGCGGCTTCACGTTTCATGGCGTGGTACGCCAAGAACATCAAATCGCCAATGCCAATCTTGTCTTGCGCCTGTGAAATGATAAAACCTGTTTTGGTTTCCCACTTCGCCCACTCTGGCGGTTGCGCAGTGTAGGTCTCGCTATTTCCTGCTGTGTATTCGATTGTGATTGGTAGTTTCATGCTCCCGGTCTCCTTTTGATTAGCTGATTGTTAGAACTGGTGTGGTTACGCAAGTGAATGCTAGTGAAACGGTCTGCGCATCTGGTGCAGTTCCGCCCGCTGATGGCAAGATTGGCTGGACGTCAAATGCAAATGACGCGCCTGTATCTGCAACCAAAACCACCGGCAATCCTGTATTAGGCGCGTTTGTTGCCGCTGTCCATAGGGCTTCGCACAATGATGAAGCTGCTCCCCAGTCAGCAAGCATTTCGACCGCAAAATTTCCCTGCGTGTCAGTCGTAAAAAAGGCTTTTCCGTCAAGTGTTTGATATGTGTTAATTGTTGAATCGACTGTCAAAGTCGCTGAAGTAGCTTGAGCATCGAAATCATCGCCGTCAATTGTGAACGTGATGTCTCTGCCGGTGATGATTGATGTTGGCATTTGTTTTTC